CTAGTACGTCGTAAAGGATGGACTATAGAACGTAGTATGATTTATGCGGGCTTATCTCCCTCGACTGCTAAAGCGCAAAATAGATCGACGAGGTTGGGAAAGGTTGGCGACGCACAGATATTAGAGGAGATGCAGAGAGATGGATTAATTGGGAAAGCATTTGCTACTCTCGAGGACGCTCTAACCGCTAAAAAAACCTCAGACCGCATAGCAGCGGCTCAAAACATTTTGCGATTTACCGAGGGAGAAAAACACCAAACCTTAAATCCAGATACAATTGTCATTGTCGATAAAAGTTACCGTCAAGAAATTATAACTGTTCCGTCGGATAAAGAAAAAGCTATAAGCTGTAAGCTGTAATATAGAGCTTTGCTCTATAATGCCCGTAAATGGCATTTTAAGCGCATTTTGTTGGTTAGGGGATGGTAGGGTCGTTAGAATGGTAGATTGTTTAACTGTGGCCAACGTGGTGAGTTTTAGGGGCATCGTAGTAGATGAAGGGTGACGCCTACCCCACCGCGTGGGAAATGTATATATAGATATGGTTACGCAAACAATAACCCCAATTTTGAAATTTATAGCCTACAGCTTATAGCCTACAGCTTATAGCCTATAGCTTATAGCCTACAGCCTACAGCTTACAGCTTATAGACAGCTTACAACAAACAATGCTAAAGCAAATCTCTTTATTAGAACCTCATCGTTTACAGAAAGAAATTCTTTTAGACAACCACCGATTTCGCGTTCTTTCCTGCGGACGTCGTTGGGGGAAATCAATATTAGCAATGCGTGGCATATTTGAGATGATTTATCAGAAATGGGTTCAAACAAGAAAACAGCAAAGGGGATGGATTGTTGCTCCTACATTTCCCCTAGTGCGTGAAGACTGGATGTTGGCTGAGCAGGTTCTTAAAGATGCCATCACTGATAAGAAAATAACTGATATGCGTATGGACTTAGACCCGTTTGGGTTTATAGAGTTTAAATCAGCAGAAAGAGAAGACGAAGGCTTGCGTGGGGCAGGGATTGATTTTTGCGTCGTAGACGAGGCGTCGAGGGTCTCCCGCAAATCTTGGGAGATGGGCATAAGGCCAGCCCTATCAGATAAAGAGGGTAAATGTATATTTATATCTACGCCTAAAGGCAGAAATTGGTTCTATGAGCTTTATGTCAAGGGGCAATCTCCTAATGAGGAAATAAAAAGCTGGCAGCATCCTACATTTAGTAATCCATTCTTTCCACAGTTAGAATGGAATGTGATTTTAGAAACAACACCAGAGTTGATTCTTCGTCAGGAATATTATGCTGATTTCTTAGAAGACGACGCTACTGTCTTTAAGAATTTATCTAAATGTCTAAGAGGATCTTTAGAGATAGCACAGCCAGACAAAAAATATTCTATTGGTATAGACCTAGGTAAATCCATAGATTGGACAGTTATAACTGTTATAAGAGAGTCAGACGCACAACTTGTCCATATATACCGAATAAATAAAGTTGACTGGTCATTGCAGAAGCAGCATATTAAAATGATTTGTTCACAATATAGAAACGCACTATGTTATATTGATTCAACGGGTTTAGGAGATCCGATAGAAGAAGACCTTCGTAACTGGGGAATAAACACCCGCGGCTTTAAATTCTCTAACTCCTCTAAACAGCAGCTCATCGAACGGCTTATCGTAACTATAGAACAGGGGCTTATTGGGATACCTGATTGTTCCGCTACGAAATTTCTCATAGAAGAGCTTAAAGCGTTTACTTACGAAATACTTCCGTCAGCCCGGCTGCGTTATACTGCCCCTGAAGGGCTTCATGATGATGGGATTATGAGCTTAGCGTTAGCTTTAAGTGGTATGAGCTATGCGTTATACAAAAAACAAGAGGAAAAGAAAACAAACTTACCTAAAAACTCACCCGCGGAATTAGAGAGAAGATGGTTAGAAGATCTAGAAAAAAGAAATCAAAGATTACCGAGAAGATTAAGACGCAACATAGAAACGATATTAAGCCTGAGTTAGTCCCACTCTACCAAGAAGATAAATATTGTGATAGATGTTGCTATCTTAAAACTCATAACGAAACATCGATTTGGTGTGAAAAGAAATATTGGGCTAACGCGCCTATGCTAGCCCCTTATGGCCCGAATGGGATTGTGTTCTCAAGGCCGATTGAATGTAATAAGTTTAAAAGAAAGGAACTCTTAATGAAAAATCATCAAAGAAAACAGCCTGTTGATAATGCTTCGCTTGATAATGCTTCGCTTTCAGTAAAGCCGCACGTAACGAATTATCCTAAACAAGAAGCGAGGATTCTTGAAGCAAAACCTCTTGACTCGAGGACTCTTGAAGCGGAACATCTTGAACAGCCCAAGGGAACAAATATTATTCCAGACCACGTTATTATAAAGGAGAAATAATAACGAAACCTATTGGCCAGTATATATTGGTATCTAAAGAAGATTTTGATTTATATAAATCAAAATGCAATAAAAGCGCATTTATATGCCAATTTACGAATTTAAAAACCCAACATCTGGTTTATCAGGGAACGGCTGTCCTAAAAGAAAAAATAGACGGCGAAGCCATAAGCCCTGAGGATTTTAAAACTACAGGCAGAACTGTCCCAAAAAAAGAGGTTTCATTTAGAGATTGCCTAAACGAGTTACAAAAGGTTAGAGCACAAGAAGGAGTATTAAAAAATGCTTAAAATAACTGATGATGAGATTTCCCGCTGGCGTAACGAAATCTCGCAGGGAGAGAAATTCCGAAACGATAATTTTGGCAGGTATGAATATAATCAATGTGAAAAGGCTGGTGAGAACATAGATTATTTCGAGACAGGCATTTCAGGAAAGCTCTTAAAGGAATATAATCCAGAATTTTCTATAGCCACTATAAACATAATCCATCCTATCGTTAAAAATGTCGTTCCAACCCTTTCGTGGAGAAATCCATATATAACCGCAACACCTAAAAGAATTGAAGATGAGCAATCAGCCCCTTACGCCGCAGCGTGCCTTAATTATTATTATGACGAGCTTGACGTTAAATCCGTTAATCGTCAGGTAGTATTTGATACTTATCTCTTGGGGATGGGGATTTGTAAGATAGGTTATGCTACTCAGTTCGGCTCTGACATTCCTGATGATAATCTTGAAAAAACAAGAGAGAAAGAAAAAACCCGGGGTATTTTAGAGATGCTTGGTTTACGAAAACCAAAGCCAGAAGAGAAGCGAAGCATCGATAAGCGAAACGTCTCGTCGCGAAGTATCTGGCAGGCGGGGCATCCTGTTAAGGAAAACATCGAACTTAACGAATACATACGAAGCGAAAGCCCTTATGTGATTTGGGTAAATCCATTTGATTTCGTTATAGATCCTATGGCGAATTCTATCCATAACGCACGTTGGGTTTGTCAAAGGATTACGAAGAGGCTTTCCGATGTTAAATCGAATACGAATTATTCAAATACATCCAAACTTAGCGGCTCGTCAGTATCTGAAAACTTAACAAAGGATATCTCAGAAACCCAGATAGATAATTTTAAGACTATAAACCTCTACGAAGTCCATTACAAAACTGATAAAGGCATAAACGTGCTTACTCTCGCTAAGGATGGAGAGTTTAAAGCACTAAGACACGAATCAAGTATTTATGAAATAGACGGATTCCAATACGAAGTCCTGTATTTTAATAAACATAATCATAAACTTTACGCTAAATCTGATATAGATATAATAAAAGGGCTTCAGGATAGAATGTCTTCAACTTTTGATTCGATATTAGATCAGATAGATAAGTATGTCCCCAAGATATTTGTGGACGAAACCGCTCTTACAGACCAGGGACAACGGGCTTTAAGAGACGGTAACGTAGGCGCAATAGTAAATTGTAATAAAAATCCTAACGATGTAGTCAAAGAAGCTTCATTTACTCAAGTTAAAGCCGATATGACGCTATTTATAGATAAAATACTTGAAGTCATATTATTTGAGACAGGCCTAACCCGTGCTCAACTGATGGGTATGACTAATGCTCAGACTGCTACAGAAGCACAAATAGGGCAAGCTGGGCAGAACCTAAGAATGTCCGATAAGTTTGACCTTGTGGCTGAGTTTTCTAATAGGCAAGTTCGTAAATTATGGCAGGTTATTCAGCAATTTGTTGATTTAGAGGAAATTCAACTTATTTCAGGAGAAGGGGCAATAGACCAAACAACTGGTATGCCTAAATATGACTGGATGAAGCCTATTGACTCAGAGCTTAAAGAAAAACTTATCAAGGGTGAGTATTCCTTCAAAATAGACGTCTCTTCCATAGAAAAGCCAGACTTGCCAGTGTTAAGGACTCAGGTAGAGAGAATTGGTGGGCTCTTGGCTCAACAAGGCGTTATGCAGGCATTTCAAATGCAAGGGTATAAGATAAATTTGGCAGAGTTTGGTAAGAAATATCTTGAATTATTCCCTTATGTTTTTACAGATGTAGGCAAAATCATTCAACCTATAGGCCCCGAGTCCACTGGTTTGATATCTCCACAAATGCCCCAGGCTGGCACTGCAGGGCCGAATATGAACTCGCAACGTAGTCCCCAGCCTCCTAACATAGCGGATATACTTTCCGGGCAGGCTGGTGAAAAAGGGCAAGGTGTAGGTATTGCGTAAGTTGTCTAATAAAAGTATGCTTAAAGATTTGCTTATATCACAACTTCAAATGCTTCGCGTGCGTCTTATGGAAAATATAGCGGATATTGATAAATATATGGATGATATTGATAAACGGTTTGAAAAGTTAAAAATAAAATGAGTATATTGGAAGGTTTTCAAAAAGGTTCTCACGGAACATATAAATACGACCCAGATGCAAAAGAATGGATTAAAGTAAATAATTCTGCTCATGACCCTAATGCAGGGCTTAACGGGCCCGTATGGTTTCCTAAAGGTCAAACAAAATATTTTGATAAAGCATTAAACAGAGAGTTTAATTCTCTTTCAGAAAAAAAAGCTTTTATGAGAGAACACAAGATTTGCCAAAAAGCGCCTGATAGTGTAGGTGATCTCAATGTTCCAGAGGCGGGTTTAGGGAAGAGAT